AATCAAAAGTATACGAAGCACCATATCAATCAATATGCAATGAGCTATATGGACGTGGCGATGCTTATGATATACTCAAATCAAAAAACATCATCGACTTTCAGACATCATCATTCTTGAGAGGAATGACTCTAGATCATACTATCATTCTAGTTGATGAATGTCAGAACATGACGTACTCAGAGCTATGTACTATCATCACCAGAGCAGGAAACAATGCAAAGATCATCTTCTGTGGAGATTATAGACAGACTGATCTAAAATGGGATGACGAGAAGATCGGAATATTCCACTTCATGACCATCTTAAACAAGATGACCAAATACTTCTCATGTATTGAATTTGAAGAACAAGACATCGTGAGATCAGGATTGGTCAAAGACTTTATTATTAAGAAAGCACAATATGAAACACCTAAACTTAGAATCGTGCCTGTAAATGCTTCAAACTTTACTGAACAATCGAAAGCATTTCACTAAGAAACCTTATTACGAAAATAGTGAGCATGTACTTGGTGAATCATTAGAACAAGTCAATACTGACTCCGGCAGGTACTACAAGACTCCTGCCGGAGTTCTTTACCCTTCTGTTACTAGTGTAACAGGATTGATGGGTGCTGATGCAATTAAAGCATGGAGAGCACGTGTTGGTGAAGAAGAAGCAAACAAGATAAGCTCAACTGCTTCTAAACGTGGCACACGAATACATCAGCTGTGTGAAGATTATATTAATGGATCAGATATAGATCATACCAAATATGATTATAATGATGCTTTCAACTTTGAAAAACTAAAGACTGTTATTGATGATCATATAGATAACATCCATATGCAAGAAGCCAGATTGTACTCTGACTATCTCAAGATGGCTGGTACAGTCGATTGTGTTGCTGAGTTTAAAGGCATGCTTTCTATCATCGACTTCAAGACAGCAAAGAAACCCAAGAATCGAGAATACATCACAAACTATTTCTGTCAGGCAGCAGCATATGCTATCATGCACGAAGAACGTACAGGTATTCCTGTTAGCAAGATAGTGATCATTATATCAGTAGACGATGATGAAGTTCAAGTATTCGAAGATAGAAGAAATCATTATGTAGATAAATTGTTAGAAGTTCGTGAAAAATATAGGTTGACATATAACGTATAATACACTACTATAAATACTATGCTGATGTCGTTGACATAGGTAGAATAAACTTGTAAGACGGGGGTGCAAATCCCCCCAGCTCCACCATAAAGACTTCTCTAACGATCCTATTTTATAAATAGAATCGAAGGAGAAATAAAATGAAACACTTACATCATATCATTCCTAAACATATGGGTGGGAATGATGATCCTGAAAATTTAACAGAGCTTACTATTGAAGAACATGCAGAAGCTCATAAAAAACTTTGGGAACAATATGGTCGATGGCAAGATCATTTGGCTTGGCAAGGATTAGCAAAATTAATGACAAGTGAAGAACTTGTATTTAAATTGTTAAGCGAAGCTGGGAAAAAAGGAAATGCTTCTAGGCCTACAAACAAAGGAAAGAAGTACAACTGGAAAGTTTCACCTAAGCCAAAAGGAACTAGTGGTACTAAATGGTACCATAATCCTGATAATCTTGTTGAAAAAAAGTGTTTTAGTTCTGATCAATCTCCTCCTGAAGGTTGGATTAGAGGTCAAGGAAAAAAGGCAGTAAATCCTGGCTTAAACTTCCATAAGAAGTCTTTATGATGGGGCTGAATTTAGGATCGATTGCAGGTAATAAAAATCTAAAGAGACAGAAGCAAAAAAACTAAATGCAAGAACTGCATCTAATGACAACGTTCCTTATTCTGCAATGAAAATTGCTGCTTAAGAATTGAGTCTGGGGTATGAGCTCCACCCTATCAAACAACGGGCTCACCTAATATTTGGAGTGAATATGATATATGGGTTATATAAACTTTTTGAGGAAATGATGGCATTTACATTGAATAGGAACCCTCCTAACGAAGAAAATAAAGAACAACCCGAACCTAATGTTAGTTTGTTTTCGAAGATTGCCAACAAGAAAGAGACTGTCAATCATCCTGAACACTACGGCGGCAAGGAAAATCCTTATGAAGCAATCAAAGTGATAAGGGCTTGGGAATTGGGATTTTCGCTAGGAAATACGATTAAATATATTGCTCGTGCAGGAAAGAAGGATCCTTCTAAGAGGATCGAAGACCTGCATAAAGCCATGTGGTATCTACAAGAAGAGATCAATAACGAATACGAAAAGATTGCCAAGTGAGTTAAGAGAATAACTCAACAAAATATTCTCATACACAATCAACACACAACAGGAGACTATAACATGACCAAGACACCATACGAGATCCGCCTCGATCTATTGAATTTTGCACAGAGCCAACTCACAGGTCAGTACTATGCTGATCTAGAACGAGCTCGTGAGATCTTCGATCAGGCAGAACGTGAGACTGTGATCTCACGACTGGGATATCCAACCAAATCTGACATCTTGCTATTAGCAGAAGATCTCAAGAGTTTCGTTGACAATAAGTAATAGATCTTATAATATATAACAGAGAGGGTGTATTTCACACCCTCTTTTTAAAGAGGAACTTAATGCAGTTAACTAACATCAAAACATCATCGGATTTTGTTAAAGAAATTGCACAGTTAGTGGCAGATAAAAATATTAGTTTTTTTGATGCTGTAATTTATTATTGTGAAATTAACAATTTAGAAGTAGAAACTGCGGCTTCGATGATCAAACAAAGCACAGTATTAAAATCTAAAATACAATATGAAGCCGAAGAACTTAATCTTATGAGAAAGACAGCACGACTACCAATATGAAACCATTCGAAGCTTATCAACTTTATTCAGCTGTAAAGAATCACTTTACGACTGACTCTTATGATTATTTTAAATATAATGGTAAAGTGAACACATCAGAACATACATTTGAAGCTCGTAAAGACAAATATATGTTCTATAAATTATCCAAGCATGAAGATCCTCTAAATTTTTTAGTTGCTAACTTTTCAGAAGGTAAAAAAGTATGGGTTGGAGACCTTTTTGGATTAGATAAAGAACTTATATATAACGAGTTTCTGCGTAGAAAACAATCTCTAACATATATCTTCCAGTCTGATATTGATAATCTTTTGGAAGATTTTGATGCTAACTTCAAAGTAGAAGAAGGTGATTATCCTCATCTACTAAAACTTCTTACTCGTAAAAAGATAACCAAAGAAACTTTTATTATTATTCAAGATTGTGTGCGTTTCTTTGGATCCTGGAACAAGAAGATATCTGATCCAGTTCTATGGCCAGCTATTGCTATGAACTGCAAGAAATTTAGGCCTTTCATGGAATATGAAAAGACTAAATACTGTGACATTTTGAGAAACAAATTTTCTTGACTTGTCATAAAACATACTATACTATTAATACTACGATATACATCGTCATACATCATACAACGGAGAATATACATGACTATTAATTTTGAAGCACTCAAGCAGAATCGTAAGTCGTCTTTCGATAAGCTAACCAGCGAACTTTCTAAGCTCAGCCAGAATCCCAATCAGGAAGGTGGTAACAAAGACGACGACAGGTTCTGGAAGCCAGACGTGGACAAGGCCGGCAACGGTTATGCAGTTATTCGCTTTCTTCCAGCCCCTACAGGAGAAGATGTTCCTTTCGTACGTATCTGGGATCATGGATTCCAAGGTGCCGGCGGATGGTATATCGAACGGAGCCTGACAACTATTGGACAAGCAGATCCAGTTTCTGAATACAACTCAAAGTTGTGGAACTCTGGTATTGAAGCCAATAAGACCATCGTGCGCGCACAGAAACGTCGTTTGTCGTATTACTCGAATATATTCGTAGTAAAGGATCCTACTCGTCCAGAAAACGAAGGTAAAGTATTCCTGTACAAGTATGGCAAGAAGATCTTTGATAAGCTCAACGAAGCAATGCACCCACAGTTTGCAGATGACGTAAAGATTAATCCTTTTGATCTTTGGGATGGCGCAAACTTCAAATTGAAGATTCGTCAGGTGGAAGGTTATCGTAACTATGACAAGTCAGAGTTTGATAAGCCAGGTCCATTGTTTGCAGATGATGCGGATCTTGCAAAGAACATCACTAACATTCATTCTTTGCAGGAACTCGTTGATATCAAGCACTTCAAGTCCTATGCTGATCTCAAAGCAAAGTTAGAGAAGGCATTGGGAGCTTCTGCATCTGCTCCGGCAGCTGCAGCACATCATGAAGAGGAAGATGCTTTTCAGATTCCTCAGAAGTCAGCACCTATGAAGGAAGCCCCTACAGCAGCCGCACCATGGGATGACGATGATGAAGATCTTAGTTTCTTTAAGAAACTTGCATCTGAGTGATCCTTACGGATATGCTCCGATAAACGGATACAAAGATCTATCTATATGAGACATAACGGGGGCGGTACTTGGCGCCCCCGAACTCACTCTAGGAGATATTGAAGAAGGCCTGCTATTTGTCACATTGTTCTTCGTAGAGTTGTCTATTATGATAGGTGCAGCAGGAGTTGAATCCGATATAGCAATATCATTTACTCTCTTTAAGAACGCAGGAGCAGTCGGATTTGCTGTAGGTGTGAGATCAGTTGCTGATAATGTCTCCGCCATACTGTTGCCAAAATTAGCGCTAGCAGCACCTGCAGATGTAACTTGAACTAATTTTTCTCCTGTAATAGGATCATATTTTCCCTTATATTTTTCATCCCATTCTTTTTTATACCTTTCACCAACAAACGTCCCAGCAGGTCTAGGTTCAATTTTTTGTGTATCAGGCACTACTGACGCGGTACGTTCTTCAAGATTTCTTTGTGCAGCAGGCCCGCCAAAACTACCGCTAGCGCCTGTGGCAAAATTAGTAGTTGCGGGTTTAAGAGCGTTAAGCAATGCTTCGCCGCCAGGTATTTTCTTTATCTGATCAGTCACAAAGGTGCTTATTATGCCAGGAATTGCGGCGAAGAAATCCGTGATAGTT